CGTACGATGAGTACGAAACGGCCTGGGCGCAAACCCAAGGCTTTAGCTCGACCGAGCTTGAAGAACTCCGACAGGAGGACCTTCTATTTTCGCTTGATTTAAGCGAAGCCACATACAGAATGCCATTTGACATAATGGATGAAAATAATCGTATCATGGATCACTCCATGATCGACTTCCCGCCATGGGTTGTCTTCCGCGACTTATACACCTCTCATGAGAGAGTGATACTAATGGATCAATTAGTTGAAAAGGGCTACTGGACAGGGCCCGATGTTATAGAAGCCAGAAACGGCTCATTTATGGGGGATAATTTATCCTTCATTCATTTAACATTGGAGCTAGGCTCTCTTACGAGAGCCGCTGCTTCAATGTCTAACGTAAGTCGTCCGATCGGACAGACAGTGGGCGACGACTTGTTCGCTCTAAATGTAGAATTAGAATTCTGCATTAATTTTATGAGGCTCGCTAAAGCCTGTAATTGCGAATTTTCGAAGATCAATTCGATCTCGAAAGACGCAGCAACCTTCTGTGAACAGTGGGTCTGTAAGGTCTCAGACTTGAGTACTTACGAAGCCCTCGATAGTTTCGAGGACTCGATATTTGCCGATTTGGCTTATATTGACTGCATTAAGGGCTCAGCCCTAGCAGGAAAGTCGAAAGTAAAAAACGACTTAAGTGATCCGTTCTTGGGTCACGCAACCATGTTGACGAAACAAGTCAAATGGAATCCCTTTAAAAACATAAAGGTTAGAGCACCCATAATTCTATGGTGCCGTAATTACCGACAAGCTGTCGGTCTAGGGATCAAATTTGCATCCCTACCCACCCAACTAGGTGGTATGGAGATTGCCATTGGCAACTCCTACCTCTACAGCGATGTAGAGTTCAGGGAAGGACTACTTCCCTATTTCGAGGCAATACTCGACTTAGATCAGGTGAACTTCCTGAAATATTATGTCCTCTTGCGAGGAATATTTAAAGCGAATCCGAAAGGATTCTCATATATGAACGACTGGGAACGCGTTCAGAAAATTGTCAACAATTGTCAAATTGTTGTTGAAGAATCGATCACCGAACAGGTGCCGAAATATATCCTGGATAAGGGATACACAGCACAGAGAAATTATGTGCGTAATAAATTGAATTTTACTTCATTTCACGACTTAGCAGATACGCTAGCCAGACTAGATGCTTTTGAAAAGCATTGGAACATGAAGTCTCAACGGACTTTCTTAACAATGCCTGTAAAGGATTGTAGACGACGGGCCAATCAAGCCATCGCAATTATGAAGTCAAACCTGACTCCAAGAAAACCACCGTTCAAATCGAACGGAATGGAAACTTTAGCGGCGCTCTACCGCGAAAAATCTACAGGACTATACATCCGTAGGAATGACCCGGCTATCCTCGACGCTTTCGGGGGGATGCCGGACTTAGTCGTAAATTACGACACGTTATACCCTACTTAAGGGCTCAAAGCTGCTTGCGCAGCCTTTGATCTGGTGCTAACCAGAATCGCCACAAGCGACACCGGCCCAACCAAAGGGCGAGCCACGACAGTGGTACGCGTGATAACACACACGTTATAAAAGACTTAAC